ATCCGCGAGCAGCCGGACGACAGCGCGGACCTGTCGGCACTCCTTTACCCAGGCTGTGTGCCATCTGCGGCCGGGAGGCCCGGGGGTTCGGCTACACCCGCGAGCTCCGCTTCGACCGCTATCCCAGCTACCGGTTCTGCTCGATGCGCTGCCTCGACGCCGGTTCGGCGCTGGCCCAAAGGAACAACGGCATGATCGATAAGACCGACATGGAACGCCACGCGATCCGGGACGCGCGGCGGTACTTCGCCGAGGTGCTCACCGAGCTCAACCTGATGGAGCCCTTCCAGGACCGTTCGGCGGCCGAGATCGACCGGCTGATCGAGGCCTGCATCGACGGCTTCCAGGACTCGATGCAGCGCCAGTCGCTGAACGACGACGTGCCCTTCTAGGCGACGCCGATGCACGACGTCATCGACCTCAACGCCGGCTCCGGCTTCGTCTATGGGCGGCCGGCCCTCGCCGATCCGGCGATGCGGATCAACGCGCTCATCGACGCCGCCATGGTCGCGTCCGATTGGGCGAAGCCACCGCGCGACTATCTCGGCGCCAGCCGCATCGGCGAGCCGTGCGCGCGCGGGCTCGTCTACGAGATCACCCGCACGCCGAAGGACGACGGCCGGGAGTTCGCAGGAAGGACGCTGCGCATCTTCGAGGCCGGCCACCAGTTCGAAGACCTCTGCGTCGGCTGGCTGCGGTCTGCCGGCTTCGACGTGCGGACCCGCAACCGTGCCGGCGAGCAGTTCGGGTTTTCGATCGCCGGCGGGCGTATCCGCGGCCACATCGACGGCGCCATCGTCGCAGGGCCGGACATCGGCATCGGCTGGCCCGCGCTCTGGGAACACAAGGCGCTGGGCCAGAAGTCGTGGAGCGACGTTATCAGCCGCGGCGTCCGCGCCGCGCGGCCGGTCTACTTCGCACAGGTGCAGCTGTACATGGCGTACATGCAGCTGCCGGTGGCGCTGTTCACCGCCACCAACCGCGACTCGCTGGCGCTGTACCACGTGATCGTGCCGTTCGACGCCGCCGAGGCGCAGGCGCTGTCCGACAAGGCAGTGGCGGTGATCCGCGCGGCCGAGGCCGGCGAGCTGCCGCCGCGGATCGCCAACGCATCCGACTTTTATCTCTGCCGAACTTGCGAGTACGCAAAGCAATGCTGGGCGGCGGACCGATGAGCGCCAGCTTCTCGCCGTCGCCCCTGCAGGCGCAAGCCATCCGCGACATCAAGGAGTGGTTTGAGAACCGCACCGACTCGCAGCCGGTGTTCCGGGTCTGGGGGTATGCAGGCTCGGGCAAGTCGACCCTCACCAAGTACGCCATCGCCGAGCTCGGACTGGAGACGATGACCCGGGCAGCGGATGGCAGCTGCACGAGCACTGGCGGCGTCCTCTATAGCGCCTATACCGGAAAAGCATCGCTGGTGATGACCCGCAAGGGCACGCCGGCCTCGACCATCCACTCGCTGATTTACCGAGTCTCGGAGGCGACCAAGGAGGAAATCGAGCGGGTCAAGGAGGACATCGCCGCGATCCGGGCGAAGCTGCCGAGCTTGAGCCCGCGCGAGCGCTTCCTCGAGGAGTCGCGGCTGCGCAGCCTGGAACTCCGTCTCGACGACATCCACAAGCCTCGCTTCGTGCTGAACGGGCAGTCGATCGTCCGCGACGCCAGGCTGATCGTCCTCGACGAGGTCTCGATGGTCGGCGCCGAGATGGCGGCCGATCTGCTCGCCTTCGGCAAGCCGATCCTGGTGCTGGGCGATCCGGGCCAGCTGCCGCCGATCAAGGGCGACGGCGCCTTCACCAGCGATCCTCCCGACGTCATGCTGACCGAGATCCACCGCCAGGCCGGTGAGAGCGCGATCATCCGCCTCGCCACCATGGCACGGCAGAGCCAGCCGATCCCTTACGGTGAGCACGACGCCTTCGTCTGGAAGATGCGCCGCGACGAGGCGGGGCCGGAGCAGATGCTGCGCGGCGGCCAGGTGATCTGCGGGCGCAACGCCACCCGCATCCAGCTCAACCTGGCGATGAAGCAGGCCGCCGGCTTCCCAGGCATCTATCCCAGTGGCGCCGGCGAGAAGATCATCTGCCTGAAGAACCGCAATGACCTCGGCGTCGTCAACGGCATGTTCCTCGAGCTGTCGGACGTCCGCGACGAGACGCCGCACTGCTTCTCGGCGGTCGTGCGAAGCGAGGATGGTGAGACGCTGGGGGCCGATGACGAGCGGCAGTTCATCTACAAGGGGCACTTCGACGAGCACGTCGCACCCGACCGCGAGCGCGAGCGCCGCGACCACTGGGTCCGCAAGGGCCTGATCGAGGCGGTCTGGGGCTACGCCATCACCTGTCACAAGAGCCAGGGCTCGCAGTGGGAGAACGTCATCGTTTTCGACGACGGCCTTGGCCGCACTGCCGAGGACCGGGCCCGCTGGCTGTACACCGCGATCACCCGCGCCGAGAAAGGGCTGGTAATCCTTGATTGATCTGAACGAGGTCCAGCCATTCGGTGCGACGGCGCCGCGCCGCAGCGTGCCGCCCGGCGAGCTCGCCCGCGGGCTCAGCGAGCGGATCGAGGACGTGGCGTACGCGCTGTTTGGCGAGCCGAACCGGGTGCTGTCGACGCGCGCGCAGCTGCGCTTCGGCACGCACGGCTCGCTGGCCATCGAGATCGCCGGCGAGAGGCGCGGCGAGTGGTACGACCACGAGAACAAGATCGGCGGCGGCGTCCTCGATCTCGTGCGCAAGCACACCGGCCTGTCCAATGGCGAGGTGGTTGATTGGCTCCACTCGCAGATCGGCGTGTCGATTGAGACGAAGCCTCAGACAAGACCAAAGCGGCGGATCGTCGCCACCTACGACTACCGGGACGAGGCGGGAGAACTGGTCTTCCAGGTCGTCCGCTTCGAGCCCAAGGACTTTCGCCAGCGCCGTCCGGACGGACAGGGAGGCTGGACGTGGCGGGTCAAGGGCGTGCGCCAAGTGCCGTATCGGCTGTTCGAGGCGCGGGCTTATGCTGCTGAGCATCCCATCCTCATCGTCGAGGGCGAGAAGGACGTCGATCGGCTCGCAAGCCTCGGCTTCGTCGCCACCTGCAACGCCGGCGGCGCCAACAAGTGGCCGGCCGAGCTGAACCCGCACTTCCAGGGTCTTGCCGTCTGCATCCTGCCGGACAACGACGAGGCTGGCCGCAGCCACGCGGAAAAGGTCGCGGCAAGCCTGCACGGCGTTGCCGACAGCATCCGCATTGTGACGCTGCCGGGCCTGGCCAAGGGCGGCGACGTCTCCGACTGGCTCGACGCCGGCGGTGATGCCCAGCAGTTGGTCGCGCTGTGCCAGGCGCCGCCGCTGTGGGAGCCAGCTCCCCTTGAGCACCCATCGGAGCAGCCGGACGGCGCGTTCCTGATCCCCTACTGCGACGAGGCGCTGACGTTGGCGTTCTCGGCGCGGCATGCCGACGACCTGCGCTACTGCGATATTTTCGGCGCCTGGTTCGAATGGCAGGCCGGCCGCTGGCGCGAGGACAACATCCGCCGCGTGTTCTCGCTCGCCCGGCGCCTGTGCAGGGCTAAGTCCGCCGAGGCGCTCGCCACCATCCAGAGCGAAAAAACGGCGGCGAAGATCGCGAGCCTCGTCGCCAGCGCCAAGACCGTCGCCGCGATGGTGAATCTCGCGCGTGCCGATGCCCGGCATGCGACCGCACCGGACGAGTGGGACGCCGATCCCTGGGCGCTGAACACGCCGGACGGCATCGTCGACTTGTGCACCGGGCAGACGCGTCCGCACGACCGGACGGCGCTGTGCTCCAAGATGACGGCGGTCGCACCGGTCAACGCCGCGTGTCCTCCACGCTGGCAGCGGTTCCTCGATCAGGTCACCGCCGGCGATGAGGACCTGCAGCGCTTCCTGCGGCGCATCGCCGGCTACGGCCTCACCGGCTCGACCCGCGAGCATGCGCTATTCTTCCTCTACGGTACCGGCGCCAACGGCAAGGGCACCTTCCTCAACACGCTGACCGCGATCCTTGGTGACTACGCCAAGGTGGCGAGCATGGAGACGTTCACCGAGAGTCATACCGACCGGCATCCGACGGAGCTCGCGATGCTGCGCGGTGCGCGCATCGTTGCCGCCCAGGAAACCGAGGAAGGCCGCCGCTGGGCGGAGAGCCGGATCAAGGCGCTGACCGGCGGCGATCCGATCACCGCGCGATTCATGCGCCAGGACTTTTTCACCTACACTCCACAGTTCAAGCTGCTAATCGCCGGCAACCACAAGCCCGGTCTGCGCAACATCGACGAAGCAATCCGCCGGCGCTTTCACTTACTCCCGTTCACAGTGCGCATCCCGCCCGAGGAGCGCGATCCGAACCTGTTCGACAAGCTCAAGGAGGAGTGGCCGGCGATCCTCGGCTGGGCGCTCAAGGGATGCCTCGAATGGCAGGCAGAAGGGCTGAACCCGCCGGCTGCGGTGATCGACGCCACCACCGAGTACTTCGAGGACGAGGACAGCTTCGGCCGCTGGCTCGCCGAATGCTGCATCCGCGATCCGATGGCGCACGAGACGACGCGCGATCTCTATGCCGCCTGGACGGCGTGGGCGGAGCGCTCGGGCATGTCGGCCGGTAGCGAGCCCAAGTTCCGTGGCTCGCTGAAGGCGCGCGGCTTCGAGTCCAAACGGCTGCCGGGGCTCAACGTCAGCGGTTTCCTCGGCATCCGGCTGCAGCGGAAGGACTACACCGATGACCTGCGATACGGCGGCTGAACCGTGTCTGTGGAGGTGTGGGGAGGTGTCCCAGGTTATCGACGTCACGCGCGCGCGTACGCGCGCGGAATACGTGCTTATAAGCCAGCACCTCCATGCACCTCCGAGGCATTGATATTGTTCAACAATTCCGAGCGACGGGCCGCGCTCCGGCTGCGGTGTGCCGAGGTGGCGAAGGCCAAAGGATGAACGGAAGCACCGGGCCGCCGATCTCGGCGAGCAGTGCGAAAAGCGGATGGCGGCGGCGTTCCTGGCAGTTCCCCGCCGCCATCCTCACCACGATGACCCTGAGATGAGGACGATCATGGCTACCAAGACTCTGGTCCAACGACATGAGGATGCAAGCGTCACGGCGCCGATGCCCATCGAGGCGCTCGCCGGCGGCACACCGAGGACGCCGGTGATCCTCGCGCTCGACCTGGGCCAACGCACCGGCTGGGCGGTGCGCAACTGCGACGGCGCGATTGCCAGCGGCGTCCAGGAATTCCGCCCCGGCCGGTTCGAAGGCGGCGGCATGATCTGGCTGCGGTTCCGCGCCTGGCTGCAGGAGATCGACGAGACCTCGGGCGGCGTCGGCGTGGTGGTATTCGAAGAAGTGCGGCGGCATCTGGGCACAACCGCGGCACATGCGTTTGGAGGTTATCTCGCGCATTTGACGGCCTGGGCCGAGGCGAACAAGGTCCCCTACCGAGGTGTCCCCGTCGGCACGATCAAGCGGCACATCGCCGGCAAGGGTAATGCCGACAAGCAGGCAGTGATCGAGGCCGTCCGCAAGCTCGGCTTCCAGCCTGCCGACGACAACGAGGCCGACGCGCTGGCGTTGCTGAACTGGGCGATCGCCCATGGCGTCGGAGTCGTCCGATGAACGGCGCCATGCTGCTGCAGCACGCGGCCGGAGTGATCAAACACCGCGAAGGCATCTACGGGCCGCCGCAGGAGCTGTTTGCGCACATCGCCGAACGCTGGTCGCTGGTGCTTGGCGTCGACGTCAGTCCGGCGCAGGTAGCGCTCTGTCTGATCGACCTGAAGCTGGCACGGCTCACGCGCAACCCGTCGCATCTCGACAGCATCCTCGACGTCGCCGGTTACGCCGCGATCCTGAGTGAGGTCACCCATGCGTAGCGCGATGCGCAGCTCCCTGGAGCGGCAGCTGCCGCGCTCACTGCCGACGGAGGACGAGCTGTTCGCCATGCGGCGCGCGGCGTGGCGGAAGCAGGGCATAGCGGTGATCCGGCCGGCCGATGTGCACGACGAGATCATCCGACAGGCGCTCGTCAACGAGGCGACGCGCCTCTACGGCCGGCGGGAGGTTGCGTGATGGCACGACGCAGGCGGAAGACTTCAGCAACTGTCGCCGGTCTGCCGGTCGTCCGGCGGCATAACGATGTGCTCGAACCTGTGTACGAGGCTGATCCGGACGGACGGCCCGTCGTCCACCACCGCACAGTCGACACGCTCCGCATCATGCTGCGCGCCGGCACCATCACCCGAGAGATGCACGACGCCGCACGCGACTTCCAGGCGCAGTTCACCATCGCTCGCTACGACACGCTCGTCTGCATGCGCTTCGATCGCGATCCGCCAAAGGGCAACCGCGCCGAGTTGACGGAAACGCAGATCGATGCGAGGCGGCGCGTCGATAAGGCAGTGAACGCCCTCGGCGGGCTCGGCAGCCCAGCCGGCGGCTGCGTCTGGCACGTCGTCGGGCTGCAGCGCTCGGTGCGCGAGTGGGCGATGCGGCAGGGCTGGGGCGGCCGGCCGGTCAACGAGAAGCACGCGCAGGGCATTCTCATCGCAGCCCTGGGTGTTCTGGCGAACCACTACGGGTACGCGCGTGCTCCTGCGCACAACATATTGAGATGTTGACACGAGAACTCGCAACATGTATGATCTTCCCATAGTTTGAACTGTCACTGAAGCAGCCCGCCGGTTGGGCGGGCGCTTCGAGACGAGAGACCGAGAGTGATGCTGCGTAGCTAATTGGTTCCTTCCCGGAACGCAACCTATGCTGGTGGGCGTGGCCCGGAAGTT